GCACGTTCCATACCAAAGACATAACAACTATTGACGCCACCGGCTCAACGACATTTGGTGATGATGATAGTGATATACATATGCGCACCGGAAGTTTGGTTGTTGAAAATGACGCAGCCAAAATTATATTAAGCGCCTCAACAGTTTATCAAAGAACTTTTGTCAGAGGCCTTGGAGGCCGCTATAAAAAAGTAACCACCTCTACATATCAGATAGAATCTTACGATTATATTATCGGGGTTAGCGGCAGCGGAAACGTTACTTTAAAATTGCCAAGCGGATCTGCAGCAGGAACAGGATCGCTTATGATTATTAAAGACGAATACCTTAACCGTGACGAAACATCGGGCGCAAGAATTTATATTTCTGCTTCAATACCTGCAGGAAGATTTACCATAGATGCAGAGCCGTTTTACGTTCTCTCGGGAACGATGCCAGCGGTCAACCTATATACTGATGGAGTTAATTGGTTCGTATTCTAAGAGGTACTGCGTCTAATGGCATATAACATGTTATCAGGCAACGTGATTGCCGCAGAAAATTACATAGCTGGTGATGCATTAGCCAGCGGTAAATATGTTATATCGGGTAACCTTAGCACCTCCGATGCTGGAGCAATCAAAAATGTTGCAAGGGTTACAAATCCCGTTAACAACGGATTAATAACTAATGTTGGTGGTGATGCTAACAATATTACTTGTGAATCAAATTTAAAATTTGATGGCGATAGCCTGGTAGTAACAGGAGATCTTAGCGCTAGTGTAGGAATCTCGTCATCATATTTTGAAGGCGATGGCAGCAGACTAACTGGCATTAAACTTGAAGTCAATCCAATTGGAAATGCTAATGGCAATTTGGAGGTTGGTTTTAACTATGGAACAACCGCTTTTGATGCGCCTAGAACATGGACCACTCCTGCGGGCCCTACGATTGGAGATGTCGTAAGAATTAAAGCCCCAGATGGGCTCAGCAACGTGAATACGCTAACCATCCAAGGCTACCACAACAACACAATTGATGGCACAGGATCGGTCATAGTAGAGTCACCTTATGCAGCCATAGCGCTGTGTTATGTTTCGACGGGATCGTACAGATTATTTTAGTTTTATATACTTTGTTTACAAATATTTAAAAACTATGTTCGGGTCAAAAAAAACCAAAATTAGACGCTCCGTATAACACTATTTATTGTTGGGTGTGGTTTATAACCTT